TTAGCAGCGATGGTGTTACATACCGTAAACCCTTAACGACAACCAAACGACAACCACTCTCAAGATTGCAGTCCGGATTATCCGATAGGCTGTTTGTATGGATATATTCGGGCCTGACAAAGAGCAATTACTATTTGGCGATAAGCGTGACACAGAAAGGAATCTGATCTACGCTCGCTACGCCAGCGGGGATCCCGTCTCTATAATTGCCGCCGATACAGGCATGACCGAAGAAGAAGTTTATGCGATTATGCGGTCATGCCCGGCGGAAAACGAGAAGGTTAAACAACGACGAGAACAGTTCACCGGATTACGCACTCGACGATCGCTTAATCTGCTCGATGCGTATAATCTTCGTATGCTTGAAGAGCTGATCGAGGGTAAGTTGGATCTGACTTCTGAAATCATGAAGGAGCTTACGAAACTATCCAAAGTCCTCGCTCACCGGGTCCAGCTCCTTGACGGCAAGGCCACTAACATTATCGATCAGCGTAACAACGAAGCAATGTCACTGGAAGCGATGAAACAAAAAATCGCCGAAGCAGAGGCTGCGGGAACCGGTATTGATACCGGTAGTATCGAAGGGGAGGGCCAGTAATGGTAGCGACGTGTGCTGACGATTATCTTCGGACTTCCCTGGGCTGGCAGCAGGCCAATCTTAAAATCATTAACAAGCAATCTCGTATTGTGTCTCTGGATCACAACATTGCACAGCTCAAGGTTTACAATGCTATAAGATTGCAGCTTAAGCATAAGTTGCCGGTCATGCTCATTATCCTCAAGGCGAGGCAGGAGGGTATTAGCACTTACATCGAAGCCTGTATTTTCGAGAAAATCAATCGCCAGCCAAACCATCACGGCTGTGTCGTTTCCGCCGACGACGTTTCGACTACGAAGGTGTTTCGAATGTGCGAGACGTATCAGCAGGAAATACCTGCCCATATTCGTCGCCACACCGATCGTACCAATGCCAGAGAGATAAGGTACTCGGCTCCGTGGCGGTCCAGTATGCTCTGCCAGACGGCAGGTGCGAAGATACTCGGACGAGGCGGGACTACACAGAACGTTCATTGTACCGAAGTAGCGTTCTGGGCTAACGCAAAGAATCAGTTGCTCGGCCTTATGCAGGAAGTTCCGGAAGATTCGAATACGATGGTCGTGCAGGAGAGCACGGCTAATGGTGATAGTGGTGCTTTTCACGATGAATACTGGAAATCAGTAAGGCGGCTTCGGAACGATTCTCACGATTACGCCGGATACTTACCGATATTCTTGTCCTGGCAGTCCTTTCCAGAGTATCAGACGCCATTACCTGTCGAATGGAATGGGTATTTAAGATTTAACAATCCTGATGTGGAGGATTTCTTTCGAGAACGCACAGCGGCGGGCCTGTCGTTTACATCGGAGCAAATGTATTGGGCCTCGTTAAAGATCCAGAATAAGTGTGGCGGTGATATTGAGTTATTCAAGCAGGAATATCCATCGACTGCCAAAGAGGCTTTTCAGACGTCCGGACGCATGGTCTTTAAGACGACGGACCTGGATCGAATGGAAAAGCATTGCAAAAAGCCGATCGGCAATGTTGAGTTTTACATGGAAGATAACAAGGTTCGTTATCGCCATGTTAATCGCCGGGCTAATTGCTGGAGTATTTGGCGATGGCCCGAAAAGGGGCATGAGTATGCAGAATTTGGTGATGTTGCCGAAGGCATACCGTCCGATAGGACCGACGAGAAATCGGAACTCGACAGATCCGTTGCGGGTGTTCTCGATCGAACAAGAACAGACCTGGTTGCCGTTTATTATGGCAGGCCGGATACTATCGAGTACGGCGATCAGATGTTAATGGCTGCGAAGTATTACGATTATTCCTGGGCTACACCGGAAATGAATTCCATCGGCCTTTCTATTCTCGATACGTTTAAGCGTGACGGTTATCAGTATATTTATCAGCGTGAGAACAAAGAGGAAACCGATCAGCGGGAAGATACGCCCCTGCTCGGCTGGAAGACTACGACACTGACACGTAAGCCTATGATCGCTGATTTGCAGCAGGTAATAAAAGAAGGCGAGTTGACGGTTTATGATATTCGAGTTATTGACGAGCTTCGGACTTTCATCTGGAACTCACAGGGCAAGCCGGAAGCGAGGCAAGGTGAGCATGACGATTGCGTAATTATGCTTGCCGGTCTTATCCAGATGCACTTGCGATGCCCTCTTGACGAGTCTTGCGAATGGGCGGAAAAGAAACAAAAGACCAGGGTGTCCGTGCCTGTTATGGGTGAAGTTGATAGCGACGACGATCTCGACGACGACGATCCTAACGAATTAATGTTCGAGGATATGAGTGATTATGAGTGAATATCTGCCATTAATAGCCATAGCGATATTTTCATCGGGAATGTTTCTCGGTGTAGCGATTACTTATTTTGGTTTTAAGCTTGGGTTTCGAGCCAACTTCGAGGCCAGGTTGCTCGAACCGGATGATATGCCGGACAATAAAAGGCTCTTTGGTGATGCGAGAGAACCGGCAGAATTTGAATTGCTCAAAAACGGAAAGGAATTAAGCGACGATGATTGAACATATAGTCAAAAAGCCGTGGGAATTACTTCGCGGGCCGGTTGCTGCGGATGATACTGCACTAACCACGTTCGAATATGACAACGATACTTATATCGCAGGCAAGTATGATATTCCCGACGATGTAAATGCGGCGGCAATTGCGTTTTTCGGTACCGACGCCGAGGATGAAGATTTTGCAGCCAAGCTCTATGGCCGCTGCCGAACCAATGGGCCGATCATGCTATTGTGGTCCGGGACGGTGACACTTGGTGCAAAGCTTGTAACGGATCATCCTATTACAAAAACTGCACTTACGGCATATTGGGCCGATACCATTACTCTAACTTCCAACGTGGAATGGCTTAGCGATCCTACGATCAGGAGTGAGGCATTGGGTGACACTATTGCGTATCTGGTGCTTAATCTTTACGGCATTAAAGATGTGTACCTCGAAGTCGATCTCGACGGCGGTAGTACAACGGCGGCTTCGGCATACGCCATAATTACAGGTTTCAAATCTTACATTGACGAATAATGGATACAACAGACAATTATACAGAGACGGTTAATAATCCTGCCACCGATCCTCATTACGAGCTGAATACCAAGCTCGACGAAATGCAGAGGGCGGGAATGCGGGTCACGAAGCAATGGCAGGAAATGTGGCTTACTGCGATCAAATATGCCTGGGGCCAGCAGCTCGAGGATATCGAGCCGAACGAAGACTGGAATTACATTGTCGTCAATCGCATATATCCTTTGATGTTCCAGAATATTGCAAAGCTTGCGAAGAATCATCCTAAGGTGCTTGTGTTTCCCTGGTCCGATGAAAAGGAAGGTGTTACCGAGTTTACGGAAAAGTGGGCCGGTGCGTTGCAGTATATATGGGAATCGCCATACGAGCTGTCAATGCGTCTCAAGCTGATTCTCGGCTTACTCGATGCCGCATTGTTTGGGTATATGGTCGGAAAGACTTATTGGGATGATCGCGTTCGGTACGACAAGGTTAATAAGTCCTGGATCGGCAATGTTCGCGAGACGTTCATTCATCCGGCTACGTTCTGGGTGGATCCGAGTGCGGACAGCCTGGATACCGCTGAAAATTGCGGCACGAAGCGGAGGGTAACGCTTGAGTGGGCACAGAATCGCTGGCCCGAATATAAGAAAGATATTGAGAAAGAGGCTTTTACCGCCAGCGATCCGAAATACGTCGCCGGCGAAGTTATTACTTACCAGCATCAGAAAGGATCGACTCTCGAAGCTCCCAACCTGAAATTCAGTAAGCTTGTTAATCTGATTCTCAAGAAGTTTCAGCAGTCCGAGGATAAAACAGTTGATGGAGACAAGCAGCAATATGTCGATATCGAAGAAATTTATTGGGAGGATTACGAAGAAAAGCACGTAAAGATCGAAGATAATATTCCTGCCGAACAATTGATACGTTCGGGCAGGATTACCGAAGAAAAAGTAAGTGGGATGTTTTTGGATGCAGAATCCGGTGAAGAATTGACGGAATGGCCGAAGCAGGTCACGCAGGAATACGACGAGAGAGTGTTTCCGAACGGTCGCTTTGTCCAGAGGATCGGTAAAGTGATTCTGAATCCTAAAAAAGAGAAGCAGCAATATCGTTATAGCCGATGGCCCTTTTCGGTTTCGCCTTACCATATCCTGCCTCATATGTGGCAGGGTGGCAATGCGATTGAAATGTCACGTAATAATAACGACATGCTCAATATGACTATTAGTGCCCTTGTTCGCCGTGTTCTTCTTACCGCTGATCCGGAGCGGATCGTAGAGGTCGGGGCACTTGCCAAGGATCGCAAGGGCAAACTTCGACAGCTCAATCCGTTCGGGCTTGGTAAATATATTATCGCAGCAAAAGGCAAAAGCGATAAGATTAAGAATATGGACTATGCCAGTCTTGATCCTGCAACAATGGTACTGGCCGGTATTCTCAAGCAGGATATTGACGATGCCATGTTCATGCAGGATACTGCCAGGGGGGCTGCGAGCACAAAAAATACGATGGGTGGCGGTGGTGGCAAGATCACGGCTACGGAGGCTGCACGGCTCGATACCAATAGTCACGATTACACAGCTCTGCAAGCTATCTTCCTGGATCAGTGGGTCGACAAAACGCTTACCTTAATAGCGGAAATTGTTCAGGACAAATACGAGCCGGGACGTATTATACGGATAATCGGTGACGACGGCGAACAGAACAATATGGCATTGACTCAGGAATTTCTTGACGTTCGCTTCGACGTTAATATCGAGCCTGGATCTACATTGCCGTTCGATGAAGAAAGGAAGAAAAACGATTACATGTTGGCGTACAAACTTCTTGAGAATCCAATCCCGAATCCAATGCTTGCTGAAATGCTGCGGATCCTCAAGATTAGTAATCACAAAAAGATCCTCGCTCGCTACCAGGGTATTATATTGTTTCGTAAATTCATCCAGCTTAGCCAGATGCTTGGTCAGGTGCCGCCAGAGGAAGCACAAAAGGTGCTTAGGCAGATACCTGTTTTGCAGCCGCTTTATGAGTTAATGATGCAGGCCGGGCAGCTTGCTCCACAGATGGGTGATCAGCAGCAGCTTAATCAACCTCAACAGCAAAAAACGAAAGCAGGGTAAATATGTCGAAGAAAAAGAAGAACGATAAAATAATTATTTGTAGTCGCTGCAAAGGTGATGGTTATTGGCATAGTCCGAAGACCGGATACCGGGCAAAGACGGCAGCAGGGCTGTTGGTTGATAAAACCAAAAAATGCCCCGCCTGTAACGGTAAAGGCGAGGTTGTTAAGCCGAAGCCGAAGCCGAAGTCGAAGCCGGAACCGGCAAAAACAAAATTACCATCGGCGGCTCAAGTTGCCTGGGATATGAGTAAGGGAAAAAGTGGAAGCGTAACAGCTAATTAACTAATTGTTAACCAAAGAATATCAGGCATATAGCGGGGTCGCTCCCTGCTGAAGTGCCGTAATCACGCTGCCTATTACGGGGGCACGTTGGTTTATACCGACGTGCCCCCTTTTTCTTTGGTTTTGAAAATAGTAGCCGCTCGTTGCGGCTGATAGCCAGGAGCAGCAAAAGGGACATGAGCCAAACTGCCAGCTCCAGGCAAATGAATCCGGAAAGAGACAAGTGCTCAAACGAAAGGAAATAACTATGAAGTGGTTAAGTGACATAAACAGAAGAATGCTTAGTTGTGGATCGTTCCAGGATCCTATGTCAATAAGATTTCTTCCTCAAGAAAACGAAAACGATGATCCGGAGGCCGAAGCTGCCAAAAAAGCCGCCGAGGAAGCCGAACGTAAGAAGCAGGAAGAATTCGACAAGGCCCGGCAACGTGCCGATCAGGAAGCTGCCAATGCCCAAAAGGCAAGGAGTCAGGCAGCCGAAGCTACGCGTCAGATCGAAATTCTCAAACAGGAAAACGAGGAAATGCAATCTAATCTCGAAGCCTTGAAATCCAAGGCCGAAGATAGCGGTATTGATCTCAATGAAGACGATTTCGAAGATAGCGACGTCACACTGGTCAAGGCTATAAAGGCTTTGGATGCCAAATTGACGGCAAAGGATGCTCGGATTAAAGATCTTGAAAAAGCCAGAGACGGCTTGCTCAAGGAACGCGAGGCCAGTAAAGCCGCCAGTCAACGCAATAGTGTGTACGAAGAGCTACTGTCCGATCTGGACGAAGAATACGGTCCGCAACATCGTAACGCAGCCGTTAAGCGGTTTAGCGAGCTTCAACAGGCCGGTAAAGTGCCGGTTGGTAATCCAACAAAGGCAACGCGAATCCTGGAAAAGTGTTACAAAGAGACCAGGAAAGCCGCCGACGAAAAAGCGAAAGTCAACCCTTCTGATCCGTCACTCGACCCAGGTTCTGGCGGAGGATCGCCAAACCTTAACAGGGTTAAGCTGAAGCCGGGATCGCTGGCCGAAGTTTCGGCACAACTCAGAGCGGCCAGCATAGGCTGATGTACATTAAGGAGTATTAATTATGAGTTTTCATCAGGATCTCGACAATCTCACACGCGATATGCACGATGCGTCGTGGGAAGTCGAATATATGCGGAAGAATCCCGTTACGGCTTTAATGCTGGAACGGAAGAGTCTGCAATTCAAAGGCGGTAAGCAATATTACCGTGAAGTCGATACCGATACGATGGAGGACATCGTTCAGGACTACCAGGTCAACGAAACCTTGACACACCAGGTTAAGAACACTACCGAACGTGTCACTTTCAGGCGAAAGAAGTTCCAGGCTCCCATCCAGGTAGACGAGGACGAGGAACTTGAGAACGAGAGCCAGACTCCGGATAAAACAAGGCTTCATAACCTTTCCGAGCTTCGAGTAAAGAAGGTTCAGGAAGCCGTTCGCCTGCATATTAGAAAGCTGATGTATCGTGGAACCGGCCATTCTCTTGCGGCTACCGATACCAATAAGTATATGCAAGGTTTGAATTCCGCTCTCACTGTGGACGCTACTTACGGTCAGATTACACGGAGCAAGTCGGCAGGTACGAATGACTGGTTTCAGCCGATGGACAATCAGTACGATGCCACGGGCGGTGCTTCCGGTGACCAGAACGGCGAATACACACTAAGTATTCACTGGCTCAGAAGTGTTCTCGAACCGATGGAGGACCTTGAGTCCGACAACGTCGATCTCGTTACTATCGTCGGTGGTGTGTTATGGCTGGCGTTAATCGAGGAAGCCGAAGCCAGGGGCACTCCCTACAAGATCGTGCCGAGCCGTCTCAATAAGGGTGGCGGTACGACTACACAGGGCTTCGAGGAAATGATTATTGATCGGCGTCGTGTTATTAAGGACCCCTTCCTTAAAACCGGCAATAACACAACGATGGGCGAAACCGCCGGTACTGCCGGTGCACTTGAGCGACGGCTGTATTGCCTCAATCTCAAGGATTGGGATATGTTCATTCATCCCAAACGCGACTTCAAGCTGACCGAATTTTTCGATCAGTCGCAACTTGCCAATGGATCTGATTTCAGCCTGGCAAGGATCAAGTTCGGCGGCAATCTCGTTTGCTGGCATCCGAACCGGCAACTGTACTTGAGTAACGTAGTGCCTTAATAGCCGGTGACATTTCCGGCTTTAACGAGGATTAACAAGCAAAGGTTCAGAATACTGATTTAACTAAAGGAGTATACAAATGACTGTAGGAGTAGATTGTCAACTAATGTACCTAATCGATAATTGGCCCGGTGAGGCCACACCCGGTGCGAATCCGGACGATTGGACGACATTAAGTACAACCGAGGATTATCCGTTGGGTACAAAACGTCGTGTTTACCAGGACACCCAAAACGGCTGGTCCACGCTTATGTACCTGTATTACACAACCGGTGCCGGAACGGTAGCCGTCGCCACTGTCGGCGAGCCTTGCGGTATGGACAAGACCGCAGCCGCAACGGCGGGCCAGCATTGCCATGTAACCAACGATGGCAGTGACGCCAACCTCAAGGGGCCGGTGGCCGTCGCTCTTGGCACAATGGTTAATGCAAGATACGGCTGGTTCTGGGTCGGTGGCGTTTGCCCGGTCGATACTGTCGCCGATCTGGCGACTTACCTGTCGCCTTCGGATGCCAGTATTACGGCGATGACGTATATGACGCTTGCAGATTCGGCGTCTGTCTGCAAATGGCACCTGGGAGCTGCAACGGATGTTCAGAACTTCTCTGCCTATTCGATGGTAGCCGATACCACGGCCTAATTGGAACTTTCTCGATAACCTTTTTTGAAAGGAGGTTTTAATTATGGCTTGGGACTCAACGGTACAAAGGCGTGCACCTCTACCGCCTATGCGAATAGAGACCGGTCGTGTAACAATAGCTGACGTGTCCGGCCAGACTTTTACTGTTTCTTCGAAGTTCAGTAGAGTTTTTATGGGCATGGGCATTCTTGAAGGCGATGGAATGCCTGCGTTTGCTACAACCGGATCCGTATCGGGCGGAACAGTGACGTTCACTCGTTTAGGTGCGATTGCAACTGAAACGGACGTTATTTCTTATTCACTGTTAGGGTATTAGGAAATCCCTTCTTCCGAGGGCGGTTCCCGGTTTCGGGGCCGCCTCTCGGAAGTGTTTTTAAGGAAGAAGGCGAATAGTTATGAAAATGCCGACGGCACATGAAGCGTTATATAGAACGATGCACAACTGTCACGAAGGTTACATAAATACTAACCAGGGATTGAGAAGGCTTCGGTACTGGTTGCCGCTGCTTCCTGATCCGCCGGTCTCCATTCTCGACGTTGGGTGCGGTAACGGTAAATTATGTGAGCTGTTGGCTGATATGGATTATACGGATATTACCGGCCTGGACATAGTGCCGGGCCCGTACAATCGTAAAAACTACAACTTCGTTCAGCACGACTTGCTAAAAGGTACGCTGCCGTTCAAGGACAAGGAATTCGATGTTTGCTTTTCCTTCGACGCGATTGAACATTTACCGGAGAAATACGACGAGATACTTGCCGAAATGTTAAGGGTATCCAAATTGCTAATTGGCACGATTGCATGTTTTGACAGAACGATTTTGCATCCGACCGTATTCGAACCGGGTCGCTGGATAGCCAAAATCTCGGAACTGTCTCAAGATACGATGGGTTACAAAATTTTCACTAACGATGCAAATACTCAGGACACATTATTTTTTTACACAAATACAAGGAAGAAGGTTTGAATTATGAAGATTGCGATTTTGACATTAACAGGCCAGCGTGACAAATTTATCGATAAAATGCTGGCCGAAGAACTAACGAAACTCGGGCATGATGCAAGAGTCCGTAATTTCATTATGGCAGGCCCCGAAACTGTAACTTACGAAAAACCAGATGTAGTGATTGTTCCGATGGTCGGCGGTCAGTATAAGCTGGACTTCGTTAAGCAATGCAAGCAGTGGGGTATCGAAGTCATAGTCCGGCGTGGCGAGGCGGGAATGGGCCGGGAGCAGTTCGAAAGACTCAGCGATGATCGCAAGGCTATTATCCTCGGTAATTGGAATTACAATCCGTACGTCGATCTCGAATGCGTGTGGGGCCGGGAATTTGCCGACATTCTGGCGGAACAGGGACACGTATCCGCCGAGAAGCTAAGGGTCTGCGGAGCCTTTGCTTTCGATCCGTATTTCAAGAATAGCAGTATAAACAAAGCGGCTCGCAAAAAAACTATCTTGTTTGCCACCGGTTTTTCGACGGCGGATTGCCGCAGTGAATACTGCGAGACGGGCCTGCCGGAAGATTCCGGTTATCATCAGGAAATTTATAAGTTGCATCGGGCGGCAAGAGATGTATGGCTATCGGCGATCAACGAACTGGTTAAATGGTTCGGTGACGAGTGGGCTTTCGAGCTGAAAGTCAGGCCGGGTGAACAAACGGAGGAATACGTACAGCAATTGCCACCGTTTGAAGTAAAGATTCATCCTCGACAGAGTGCTTCGTCCGAGATATTAAGGTCGGTAGATATTCTGGTACATTCCGGCTCTACATTAGCGATCGAAGCTTACTTGCTTGGCATTCCGTCTTTCAATTTTTGTAACGTTAATCCTGATCCGTTGCTTGCAAAAGTAAGTCCGAATCTCAAGACGTATCGAGAGCTTGAATTTCATCTTGCCACGGCGACGAAGCCAAACATCAATGAGAACGTTTATCGTGAATTACAGGACCACTTGTACGGCAAAATTGACGGCAAGGCGTGCGAACGTGCAGCCGGATACATTCACGATCATATCACGGCCAGGAAAATTAGGACGAACATTCCCAACTCATGGCCGAAAATTGCTCGATATCACGATAAATCGGTAGTTCGTCTAAAGCCGCAAAAAGGTGATCACCGGTGGGTATGTCCATGCTGCCGTAACATTTATTGGGCTAAGTTTGACGGTAAAAGCAGTATTGCCCGTTGCCCATACTGCTCTATGCAGATCGAAATGACCGCTGCCGGTGGACAGGCGGTGGCGAAATGACGAACAAAGAACGATTCAAAGCAAATATCCGTCTCGTAGAGTTTGAGCCGCATTCGTATTGTAACCGTAAATGCTGGTTCTGTCCGAACAAGTTTATTGACAGGCGGGGCCCGGTTAAGTTCCTTGATCACGATATATACATGCAGGCCTTACTCGATCTTGCGAGTATTGATTACGACGAAGCCGTATGTTGGGCCGGATGGTGCGAGCCGACGAGTCAGCCGGGCCTGCCGAACCGAATAAGAGAAGCGAAGGGATTGCTGCCTAACGCCAGGTTGTTTTCTAATACCAATACCGATTATCTTTCCACAAAAATGGTTCACGACCTTGCCAACGCCGGGCTTGGTTTGCTCAAGTGCCAGTTGTATTTCGGCGAGAAGGAAGAATACACCGACGAGGCTATTAGAAAAAAATTTGACAGTCTCAAGTGGAAGCTGCCCGATATTGATTTCGAGGAAAAATCGCCAAACAAATGGTTTGCCCTCGTTGGTGACCTGGTGCTTATAGCATATAGCAAAGACTTTCGTAAGGTAGGCCATAATCGCTGCGATGTTCGGGTTCGCAGACCGGAAAAGCGAATGTTCACTTGCTACGAACCTATACAGATGTTCGGGATCAATCACAATGGATGGGCGGTTCCCTGCTGCAATATTCGCAGCGACTACCCCCCGCACGAAGACGTGCTGCTCGGACAGATGGACGATACGCCCGGTAAGATGTTCGAGCTGTACCAGGGTATCTTGATCCCGGAAACGCAGTATCCATGCAGTACGTGCATGGGTAAGCAGTGGCACGCGAACCACAAACTTGTTTTCGATCAAATATATAAGGATCTTAAAGATGGCAAATAAAACTTGTGCTGAGTTGATTACAACTGTTCGTGCCAGAGCCGGTCGCTCCAACGATTCGGTACTTATTACGACGAGCTTCGTTTTGGATGCCCTGAACGAGGCACAGCTTCATATTGTGCGTAAGAGTCCGGGGCTGGAAGATCTAAATACGATTGACGAAACAACATTTACAATTTCGACCGATGACACCGAAGTCGATA